TTGCTTTGTTGCAACAACCCCAGGGCCGTGCCGCGGAACTATGTTTGTAGGGTCGAAGTGGTAAAAGAGCTCCCAAAGGAGTCTTTTAGCTTCGCGCACTAGAAGGATTCTGTCAACAGAATTAGGATCATTGAAATCGATCTCACGATCGAAGAAAGGATCCTTCTGTCGACGTCTCCGACTAGAAAACACATCGCAACTAGACTGCAAGTTGTGCAGCATAGGAGTAATGTTCGAGAGGTCAATCTCCGCCTGTTTAAAGGCAGAGATAACCTCTTGTTCCTGTACTTCTTCATATGGTAACTTATACTTTCCAAAACAGGAGAGTATGAGCCGTATGTAGCGAACGCAATTTGCGTCTGGATCGGGAAGGAGAGTTCCGTCTGGATGGAGCACACGAATGAACAGTTCACCGAGTAACATCGGTAACTGACTATCTTTCAAGGGTTTAAACCCGAGTTCGATAGCGTTCATTGGTAATGCTCCTGCCAACGCTTGATCAAAGCGTTTGCCAAGACGGGGTAAGGTCTTCGTTAAGAAGCCGACTCCTTCGGCGTGCAATCGAGAGCTAACCTTATTAAGGGTCAGCTTCAACGCACGTGTGTTGAACACATCTCCAAGTGACGCGTGAGCGTCACGGAGAAGTGCAGCGATGACTTTATTGACATCTAGGCTCTTATTGGGGTCCATAAGGATTCCCTCCTAGAGCATGCACACACTCCGTGACTACCGAACAAAACATGCATTATATGAGTATTAAACCCAAGAAACGCATAACCACCAGAGCCTCAGAGATCGACGAAGACAATCATATTCTGACCATTTCAGGTACAGATTATGTGCGATCCGTCTTTCAAGTTCCAGCCGTTCGTGCAGGGATTTCTCCCACGCGCAAATATCTGGCTGAGATTAGGTGGTTCGAACGCAGCAGCGAGATGGGTGACCAAGACCTTATTCAGATCTTGGACCCATTACTCGCTACTGGCCTCGAACGTATCATAGCGGTCGTACTTAAACAACCGTTCCTACTTAAAGGAAATCTACTAGACACTTCTGAAGGATATATGGCACCAAGCCAGTATCCGATCGGAAGTTCACAAAGGCTCAAAGTCCTGTGTGATCGTCTTTTCGATTAATGATTACGAGGAAAATCACTGTTATCGTCATTGCTGACGATACCAGCAAGAATGTTACCATGGCCGTGGAGTTAAACTCCACCGGTCAGCAAGGTAACAGCGCCATTGCCTGTTCCATCGTACAATATCGTCGTGCTGGCGCCCAAAGAGGCGACAAACGACATGATATTAGCGATTACCTCGGCGGACAGTGCAGTCGTCGATTGATTCCCCACTGGGGCATCAAGGACGATGTAGCACGACGCCTTCATGGTAGTCGTAGTATCAACCTGTCCGGCCGACGTTTTGTCGAACCGGATTACGGATCTTCGGCGTCGGGTAATACCCGAGCCGATTTCCTGATGGCTGATATTGAGACGATGTGGACTGGCCGGAGTTTCCGTAATTGACGCAAACTCCGATTTATGGTCGCCGATCGACAGGCGCTGAAACTCTGTTTCAGTGCCTGACGCGTTCTTGATTTCGTTCGTTACAAGTGTGTTTGATAACATGCTTATTGTTTGTGAGACTCGATAGGTTAGCCTCGTTTATGGAATCTGCGATTGCCCGTAAGGGCAAGAGCTAATCCCAGAGTTAACTTCTTTAGGGTCAACTCACTCGTTATCAGCGGGTTATTTGCCGGTATCCCTATGTCGCGACGGTAAGTCACTTCATAGAGATCGGGTAGGTAGCATCCATGGAACTTAGGACCCCCATGCAGATTATCGTTCGGATTGCCTTTAACAGCATACCGAACTCTGCGGGTGGTCTTATAAGACCATAGATACCGTGTTATGTTAGTCACAGGTTCCATGTTCAACCTTTTGCGTTCACCAAGCCATCGACTTATGTCGATAACCCAGTCAACAACAAAGGTCCATGGAATGGCGTTCCAGATGATAGCAGGGTTTAAATTAACCCCCATAGCATCCATGAAGCCAAGCAGTTGAGCATGCTCAACTTGGAATTGAGTAAACCAATAGTCGTACTCAACTTGAGCGTGGAATACTGAATAGTATTCCGCGACAGTGCGGGTACCGATCACAGAATTCAATGGGTTGCGATAGATACCAGTCTCTCCGGAAGGGTTTTCATACCCTTGGAAAGTACCGGCATTCATCGCATAAGGCCCAACGGTCTGTGTAGGCATACTAGACAGCGGTTTTGGCACAAGAAGTGTAAAATGCTTCATGCGCCTCTTCCCCTGACGTGACACTAAGTCGTTAATACGACCTCGTGTCTTCGTGATTGCGGACGTGAGTCCAGCAATATCTGACAATAAGGGTAGAATGTTAAACTCCTGTTGGAGATAACCATCTGCCCCTATCCGGGTCGCTTCAGCCAGCGTGGGACCAAGATGACTTGAAAAGGTCTTCCTGATCCTTTGCCACAGAGGGAACTGTTTTCTATACCTAGATATTAGGTCGCCCTGGCCCTGTGTAAGGGTCTTGGCGGCACTCGCTACTCGCGAGGGCAACGATACAGTGAACTCTGTCATGGACTTAAGCGTCTTCGGAAGAGAGCGGAAGTCTTTCAACTCTATATAAGTGTTGATAAGACTGAGCTCAGCCTTTATTGTAGGTAACATAGCTCTTAACGAGTTATTTACCAACTCTTCCAGGTTAGTCGGTGGAGGCACAAAACCCCCATCGGCTTGTTCCGACGTAAGAGCTTCGAGACCATTAGTATGGTTCCCGAAGGTCCCGAACGTAGAAACGGGCACGCTACCCATATACGCTAACCTAGCGTCAGCGCCAGCGAAACCAGTAGTGTACCACCGTAAATCGGTGAGACTCTGATGGCTCATTGGCATATTGGTAGCAGCATTGGGGATATAGTCTGTTGTCCAGCGTTTGTAATGCTGGCATCTCTTCCATATCCTTCTAGAGACCTTATTATCTGACCACAGCTTCTCATAGAGATCTTGATATTGCATCAAGTCATATGTGAGTGGAACTGATAGTGAGAGGGGTGGATTCCAACCAGCCGTAGGTCCAATCATGGACGTTACGATTGAAGAGGTTTCTGCCCTAATGTCTCTGCTCCGTTCAGTACGTATTAACATAACAGTGGAAGCTGAGATGTGAATCTCAACACGAGGACACTCCGACATCGGAG